AAAGAAGCCCTTAGTTACGTTAAAGCAACTAGGGGTAACTTTTATAATTACCTCTCAGGTAATATTCTTCGTCTTCCCGGTTCTCCATGTTATGGAGTTTCTCAGTTTCCCTCTATCCTTGGTCCATTAAAGAGTTATGTAGATAATGACAATCTTGACGTTATACGTCTGATCTTAACTATCTTAAGCTCTACAAGGGCCATTAAGTTAAAAGGTGAAGTATGTACTGACTCGATCACACAACCTTGTAAAAGGGACGTACCTGATTTAACTCAGTATATGCCTGACTTTTGAAAGGATATGGGATATCGTGTGAACACTGAGTCCTTGCCTAGAGCTCTGACTAGTGTACAATGATTGGTTTACCGTCTTTCGAGAGGTCCGAATGGACATGCTCTATTAGGTGCCCAATATGAGGCTACTATTATGCCTGAAGCTTTGAAAAGAGCTTTAGATATAATAGCTCCTGGTATTGCGCACAGAATAGAAGCTATCAATGATGGAAGACTTCTAGATTTTCAGCTAATCTGAGCTAAAGCTCCTGAGAAAATCAGGGGCTTAGTTCGTAGATTAGTTTCCTTTCCTGATAAGGAAGGGAAGATGAGAATTATAGGAGTCTTAGATTATTGATCTCAGATGGCGTTAAAACCTATTCATTTGTACCTAGCTAGAGCTTTAGAGAAGATTCCTCAGGATTGTACACTTGATCAATCTAAGTTCAGGTCCTTATTACCTGAAACCGGGACCTTTTACAGTGTAGATTTGTCATCTGCAACTGATAGGTTTCCGATTTCAGTTATCTGTGACTTACTGAAAGTTAGATTATCAGCACACTTTGTTGATGCATGGAAAGAAGTTATGGTAGGTCAACCGTTTGATTATCACGGGGATAAATTTATTTATGCCTGTGGTAACCCTATGGGTGCCTACTCATCATTTAATTCCTTTGCATTAACTCACCATTTTATAATATACCACTGTTGTAAAGTTTTAGGGAAGAATTGAAAGAAACTTCCTTATGCTTTACTTGGTGATGATATTGTAATTGCGGAC